AGCCATTAGAGAATTTAGTTTGTTTAGTCAAGACATTGATAATTTTATTATCTGTGATGTGCTGAGAATCCGAACTAGTGCAGTTTCACTGGAAAGTAGCTGTAATTTAGCAGCAGTTATAGGTGAATTGTTTAATGTTAGTGCTAATTTAACAGCAGTTAGCTCACTAGAAGCCACACCAGCTGGATTTATTAACGTTTCAGCTGCTTTAGCTGGTAATGCTACATTAACAGCAAATAATACACGTTTAAAGTTTGGTTTAGCATCTCTAAGTTCTTCAGCTAATTTAACAGCTGATCCTGACATTGTCAAAGTTGCACAGGCCAATATATCTGCGGCTGCTAGCCTAAGTATTAGCCCAACTGCCATAAAGTCAGCACAGACCACATTGACTGCGTTTGTTGCAGAATTGGCAGCTGTGGTTAAGATTGGACAAGGACTAGTTACATTAAATTCCTCTGCTAGTTTATCTGCCGTAGCCACTGTGGTAAGAAAAGGTCAGGCTCAACTTCAAAGCCAAGCCAGTGTAACAGCCACTGCGTTGAGAATCAAATCATTTGCAGCTGGTATTACTTCAGCAGCCAGTGTAACAAGCATAGTAGGTGTAATTAAACCAGCAGCGGCAGCCGTGTCAGCACAGGCCACTGTCACTACGACCATTACCAGAGTTAAATCAGCAACAGCCACATTATCTTCAGCAGTGACTCAAACTACCACTGCGTTGAAGATAAAATCTTTTACTAGCCAAATCTCATCACAGGCCACGGTAACTGCTCGCATCACAGTGGCCATAGTGTTTGTCAGTGCTAACCTCACAGCAGTCAGCACATTGTCTGTTACTACCAATGCTGGATTTAGTATAAATTTAACAGCATTCAGCAATGCCGCCCTGACTGCTGTTATTGATGTCATACACATTAATCCTAAATTAACTTGGATGATATTTGCTGAAGATAGAGAATATTCAATCCAAGCAGAAAATAAAGTTTACTCAATCACAGCAGAAGATAGAGAATATTCAATAGTAAACGAGAATAGAGAATACGCAGTGACCAAAGAACTGCTAACTACAGAATTACAAGGAGTCTAATATGACAACAGGATTTTACCAAACCATACAGGGCTTATCAATTGAAAAAGACCCTGAAGCAAACCTAACTTACACACTGGACTGGGCCAACTGGCTACCCACTGGTGACAGCTTATCAGCAGCCACTTGGACAATATCAACTCGTGCCAATGATCCAGATCCATTGGTCAAAGTATCCAACGGCATCCAGGGAACCAAAACTTATATTCGCTTAAACAACGGACAAGACGGCAAGACCTATACTGTGACTGCACAGGTCACTACTACGGACGGATTGATTGATCGTAGATTCTTCCGTGTTAAAGTTCTAGCTCGCACAGCCTAATTTGACACCCTAAATAATCTGGGTAGATAACTATGTTATGGATCCAGAATTATTTAAAAAGCAGTTAGAACAGTTTGCTGAACTCAAGCAGATGAAAGTGCCTAGAGTCGCCAGCAGAGCAGAATCTACGGAGCCAGAAATCATTGAACGTGCTGGCCAATCATTTGCTATTGATCTAAAAGATAATCCCACAATTGCTTGGGAAATTAAAAAACTTAAACCTCATGTGGCTGTGTGTGAAGACTGTCATGATGTAGTTACAAATCGTCGTATTGAACATAAACTAAATGAAACTCCTTATAAACATTGGCGTTCTAGATGTAGTGCTTGCGATATGTATAACGATCCAGCTACAGGTAAATTTTGTATGACTGGGCATGAGTTTAGAGCTTACCTATGCACAGCTGAAGCAAGTAAGTCACTTTCAAGGTCTGTTTTTAGGAAACCTACTAAATAAAAGTGTGCAGGGTTCTCTGGGTTAACGCCATTACCTTATCCCCCTTGCACACTGGATGCGGCACTGCTTGGGTTTTTGTTCTAAATTATCACAAGCTATCTCCGTTATAAAGGCTGTCAATTCTCTATAACCCATCCAGACAATACTCCTCGTATTGGGAAAGCTCCGTAAGGGGCTTTCTTTTTGACTAATCTAACCAATCACTATTGCATGACTTTTAAGAATATGTTATAAATATACTAGACAGCTTTTAAAAAGGAAAACCTATGAAATACCAACCACCTGTTCAAAACTACATTGTTCTAACACAAGAGCCAGGACTATCGCAAGTCACAGGCAGGCCATATGTTAAACTAACCATAGTAGGCACCAAAGACCGCCGTGAGTATGTGACCTATGTGGACTCAGCCAACCACAATCAAAAGAATTGGTTCCACATTATTAACAACCCACAAAACGGATTTATCTTAAAGAATCTCAGGACCAAAGTCAGCAAAGACAAGTTGTTGATTGATGCTGACAGCAGGCCACAGATAGCCGCTGAGCATGACAGCTTGGAATACTTACTGCAAACATTGCAGGAAGTCTGGGCTGAGCAAGACAACAAAGCTCAAACTAACTTTAGGGAGTTATTTGAGTGAAAGAAAATAATTATGGTCCGTTATCTAATCGCGAGAAAGCTCACTATACCAACTGGTGGTGTAAAACTATTGGCATAAAGAGTAGAGATTTAGATAGTCATCCACAGATTGATGATGTTATACTATTGATACGCTGGCATCAAGAATGTTGGATGGATTCCAATAAGTCCCAACGTGGTGTTTGGTCAGGCTATTGGAGTGTGGTATATCATCATCAATTTCCACTTAAGGCAAAGGCACTGAAAAAATTAGAGGCCACTACACAAGAGATAATTACTAGACAACAGGCAAGACAGCTCAAACAAATCAAAATTAGGCAACTCCGCGAAAGCAACCAACAAAAAGGGATCGTTCATATGACGGCTAATCCGATCCCCGCTGCAGATCTTCTTACTAGGATCTGAATCACAGTGGTGCCCACGACGCTCTGAAAAGAGTAGCAGTATCATATAGACAAACGTCTGCGTAAAGTTTTAGTAAGTCCCAACCCGTAAGGGTCAATTCCCACAAAGGGATTTGATGTGTTTTGCACATGGTGAGGCTAGTGTAATAAGTCTTTTTTTAAAAGGCGTTATTACATTAGCCGTCCCATGACTTGCAAACCCATCAAGTCTCTTTATGTAAATTGATCTATGTATCTGTTTAAAAGCAATTAGATATAAGAAAGAAGTTGAGCATAGCGAAACTGAATGATTATATCTAATAGGACTAACTTGTTAGTCCTTGAATATTATCTCTAACAAAACCTCTATGAATTATACAGACAAATATGAATACGTAAGAGTTGATGTGTTTAAACTATTCACCATTGAAAAAGATCCCAGTTGGTTCCATCAACAAAAAGATTGTGAATACAGAGAAGACTATCAGTGTTGGTTTATACTCAAAGGGTCACCTACACACACTTTGGCCGCACTGAAATATGGCGATATCTTTGATTGACCTATTAATGAATAACAGTTATAATTAATTATGAAACTACCAGCAAACTACCTTTATGTAAAAATGGATAATGATGACAGAGAACTGCTGTATCAACAATGGTGCAGACAAAACAAATTAGATCCCAGCCTAGAATATTCAATAGAAGAATTCTTCTTGGCCATTGACGGCATTGAGGTCACTGAATGACTGATCCTAAACCAACGCTAGGCCCAGCAGCTCAGTTGGCCACGATCTCTTACTATCAAAGTCAACAACAACAGCATATTAAAAAACTTGAAGAATTGTCTTTGCTGCAAGCCAAAGCCATTGCAGAACTTGCAGAAATCACTCATAAATCTACTTGATTTTTAATTACACTATAAATATACAATGAAGAATCAAAGAGCAGTATTGGTCACAGAAGCAATGGCCAATGCATTTAAGTATGCACCTAAGAAGCCAAGTCTGACAAACTCATTTGGAAAACCTCGCCGTATGTTTCCTGACAATTGGACCAGTGGCCCTGATCTTGTAATGCATGACATGTATTATGCTTGGGCTAAACATCGCAGCCAAGCACGTTATCGTAATGAAGCATATGATTTGACTTGGGATGATTGGCGTGAGATCTGGTCTAACCCTGTGGACTTTCTCAATAGAGGACGCAAGCCAGAAGACCTTACACTGACACGCATAGATGATGACGGTGCTTGGACACGTGACAATGTAGAAATCATGACTCGTCTTGATCAGCTACGCAAGGCAACGGCTCGCAAGATGCAGTTAAAAAGTTTGAAATGATTGATCCTGGCTTTGATCCTTACCAAGAATTGATTGATCTCAGAGTTGAACTTGAACTGATCAAAGCCAACTTTCAACTACTGATACACAGTCATAACAAACTCAATCACGAGAACAACCGCCTGCGTAAGTGGCAACAAGAGCAACAACAAGAACTACTTGAACTTGGCCATAAACTAGCTGTGTTAAACGAACGCAACTAAATAAAAGTGTAGTTGCTGACACAACGACATTTCCCCTAACTAGACTGACCCCCTCGCTCAAAAGGCCTGGGGGTTTTGTTTGATGTAAATACTCTTAACACTGCCTTAGGACCGTGTTGCGGTGTCGCAAGGCTTCGCGGGGGATCAAGTGTCGCTACCTAAATCCCCCATTTTTAACTGCTTTATTTCGTTGTCTAATAAATACAAGATGACTGAAAACATTCCCGCCTCTAACGACAACATCATTGACAGTGGTGCGATCACAGCACACGCACCTGGCAAGACAGGACCCAAACCCAAAGAACTTGTTGAAGGCACCTACATGGGCTTATGTGTAGGCAGAGACAAGAAAGTTATTGATCCAGAAGATGTGCGTAAGCTGGCAGCACTTAGTTGCACGGATCGTGACATTGCAGAATACTTGGGCATCAAAGAAGATACTCTACGCTATAACTTTGCGGATATATTGGTAAAAGGACGTGCTGATGCAAGAATCAGTCTTAGACGTGCTATGATGGATAATGCCTGCAGAAACATGCATGCCTCAGTTCAGATATTCTTAGCAAAGAACATGCTGGGCATGAGTGATCAACCTATTGACAGTGAAGCCAATGCGCCACTTCCTTGGGATGACAAGGCCTAATGCCTCTAAGCACAACACAGCAAACAGTAGCTGACTGCGACAAGAGATTTCGTGTTGTGATAGCTGGACGTCGTTGGGGTAAAACAACATTGGCTATTCGTGAGATGTGTAAAGTAGCACGTGAGCCTGGCAAAGATGTCTACTACATTAGCCCCACTTATCGTATGTCAAGAACAATTATCTTTAAACGTCTTAAAGAGAAACTCCTAGACTTACGTTGGGTTAAGAAGATTAATGAAACCAATCTTGAGTTTATCTTAAAGAATGGTTCAACTATCTCACTCAAAGGTGCAGACGATCCAGACCGACTACGTGGAGTTTCCTTGTCAGCCGCAATTTTTGATGAATTTGCTTTCATGGATAGAGATGTTTGGGACACAGTCATACGTCCAGCATTGGCGGATCAACAAGGGTCTGCACTATTCATTACAACGCCCGTAGGTAAGAACAACTGGGCATTTGACATGTTTAACATGGAGCAAGCTCATCCTGAATCATGGGCCAGCTTTCAATATACTACACTAGAGGGTGGATTTGTTCCCAAGGAAGAAGTCCTAGCCGCCCGCAGTGAAATGACAGAACAGCAATTTAAACAAGAGTTTGAAGCCAGCTTTGTAGTTGGACAGAGTCTTGTTGCCTGGGAGTTTGATCGTAAGGATCATATCAAAGAACTCGCCGCTCCTGATTTAACACAGTTGCACGTGGGCATGGACTTTAACGTAAGTCCTATCACAGCCGCTATATTCGTGCAACAAGGAAACCTAATGTATCAAATAGATGAAATACATATGGAGAACTCAAATACACAGGA